ACATAAAATCAGAGGCTCAGAAGGTAAAATATCAAAATAAATACATCATAAAGACGAAAGTTAATTGGTTATGTGTAATATTGGCATTTATTATTGGATTCTTTACACGATTTACGTTGAGTGAAACCTTTAGAAGTAGGTTAAAACTTCTCACTAAACTATTCAAATGAATAAACAAACGAGATTCAGATTACAAGAAGATGAGATTGAAATTTTAGAATCTTACAGGGCAATCAAACTTGAATCAAACGGACTTGGATTAGACGATAAAGATGTAAAACACGGATGGATTAAGAATAAACACGCATCATTGTTCTTTAAAAATCCGAACTTTAAGGAAGCTGAGGAAGTAAATTACAAAGAGCTGCAGGAGTTAATCTTACAAGACATCAAAGATTTCAAACCTGAATATCCAACTATTTTTAGAAATCCATCAACAGACGGACACTTATTAGTAGTAGACCCTGCAGACATTCACATCGGTAAACTCTGCGAAGCTTTTGAAACAGGAGAAGACTACAATAATCAGATCGCAGTTAAACGTGTAAAAGAAGGAGTTCAAGGAATCCTTGACAAGTCAACGGGATTTAATATTGACAAGATTCTATTTATCGGAGGGAACGATATCTTACACATTGATACTCCTAAAAGACAAACTACCGGAGGAACGCCACAAGACACGGATGGAATGTGGTACTCTAATTTTCTAATCGCAAAACAATTATATGTTGATATCTTGGAAACTTTGCTATCTGTCGCTGATGTGCATTTTACCTTTAATCCATCTAATCACGATTACACACATGGATTCTTCTTGGCAGACGTTATTCAGACGTGGTTTCGAAACTGTGATAATATTACTTTCGATTGTTCTATTGCTCATAGGAAGGGATTTCTATATGGGAAAAATCTAATCGGAACTACACACGGAGATGGAGCGAAAAACGAACACTTACCTTTATTGATGGCAACCGAATTTTCTCACGAATGGAGCTTGTCTAAACACAGGTATGTTTATACTCATCACGTTCACCACAAGAATAGTAAAGACTATATCGGAGTAACAGTTGAATCTTTAAGATCACCATCAGGAACTGACTCTTGGCATCACAGAAATGGATATCAACACGCACCTAAAGCAGTTGAAGGATTCCTACATCATAAAGAATTTGGACAAGTCTGCAGGATTACACACATATTTAATCTAATATTTTTTGTATCTTTAATGCTATGATGGGTATATATAAGATAACAAATCCTAACCAACATATTTACATTGGTCAAAGTGTTAATATTGAAAAAAGATTTTATAGATATTCAATCATTTCTTCTAATGTAAAAACGCAAACTAAATTATATCGTAGTTTATTAAAATATGGTACTGATAATCATAAATTTGAAATATTAGAAATTTGTAATTCTGAAGAATTAAATCAAAAAGAAAGGTATTACCAAGAATTATTTGATTCAGTTGATAATGGTTTAAATTGTGTTTATACTAAAACAAATGATAAAAGTGGAAGTCCATCACAAGAAACTTTATATAGAATGTCAATAGCACAAAAGGGCAATAAAAATTGGCTTGGTAAAAATCATATACAAGAATCAAAAGATAAAATTAGTCAAGCTAATAAAGGTAGAAAACATAGTGATGAGGTAAATGCTTCAAAAGGAAGAAAAGGAAGAGAATCAAACAGAAAAGGTATTTTTAGCGAAAATCATCCAAGAAGCAAACAAATTTTACAATACAATAAAGAGGGAGTTTTATTAAATGAATTTCATTGTATTATGGATATAGTAAGAGAATATGGTTATTCTGCAGGAAACATATCAAGTTGTTGCACGGGTAAATTGAAAACATACAAATCATTTATTTGGAAATTTAAATAATCTGTCACATTTTTTAATATATTTGCAGCTCATAGTTTTTTGGTTATATAGAAGAAGGGTTGACAGTTGAAAGCGTTAGCCCTTTTTTTTATGGGTATAACCTGACTTTTGTCAACTTTTTTCAGGCTATAACTTGACAAACATTTGCCACTATTTCGATTTATTGGCAATTGTATACGTAGCCAAATCATACTTTAGTGTGATTTTACATATTATAATGTCCATAAATGGCAACATAAAGGCTAAATACACATTATAATGTTACTTATAAGTTACTTTATGTATACGCATTGATCCGAATTGATACGTAAAATATACGCTATCGGATATAATTAAGTAGATTTCTTCTACATTATACGTTTTTCCATACATCTCAAATGCCTGTAAAATCAAGCATTTTAAAAATAATTGTAAAAAAAATGAAAAAAAAATGTTCATAATTGAAACCTTATGTTTATATTTGCATATAATTAATTCAGAAACAAAAATTAAACGCTATGAAAACAAGCACAATTTATTACAGAATTACACATTCAGAGGGTGACTTTTACCAATCAGAATCTTTAGATGAAATGATGTCATGGATTCCTAAATCTTACAAGAAAACAGATGATGTATCAAAATGTAATCATTTAACTTGGCATTTTGAAAAATTTGAACAAATTATTGATGAAGATGATAATGATGATGTTAATTTAATTGATGAATGTTACTATATAGGAAGATATAAGAAATGAAAAAAAAATAAAAAAAATTGTTAATAAATTAGATTTAAATATAAAAAGCACATATCTTTGTCAAACAAATCAAAAACAAAACGCTATGAAAAAACAAGAAATGATTCAAATTATGATTGCAGAAGAAAAGCAATTATGGAAAGACATGATGGATTGCATTGACAAATTTGGAATGCGTGATCCTTTTACGGATATCGCAGTCGCTAGATGGTCATCAGTTAATAAACTAGTATGTAAATTAAGAGGACTATGAAAACTTTAAACGAAAATCAAAAAGACATTTTAGGCATAGTAATATCATTGTCTTTATTTTGGCTTGTAATGGGATATTTTACTGCTACGCAACCAAACTATGCGAGTTCACCTAAAGCTCCGCAAATCGAAGCTAAACACGTTCAGTCACCTGTCCTAGAGAAATACGGAGAATTAATAACTAATAACAAATAACTATGAACAAATTTGAAATTACTGATTACAAGATGTTGACTTACCGAATGGAAATTGAATACGTCTTTGGCGAATACTATTACACAGTTATGTGTGACTTTGAATGGTCAGATGAATGCACTAGTAATTACATTGACTTTACTATTACTCCAACAAGTGGTACGTTTTTCCATGAAACTGCAGATGAAACAGGAAACATTGAAATCACGGACGATTATAAGAAATGGCTACAAGACAGAGTTAAAGAATTTAGAAATCAAACGCTTTGGCTATACAATGAATCACTACAGAAGATGCAAGATTTAGAAACGGAAGAATTTACTAATTGGGCAAACTATGGTATTTAGACTACAACGGATGATCAAGTTTTGGAAAACAAAGTCATCACCGGAAACAATAAGAGGATCATTTAACGAAGACCTTTACAAACGAATTTGTCAAATTAAATTTAATCAGACGCTATGAGCTATAAGAGAAAAGAAAACTACGAAAGCTCGATGCTTGGAATAGCATTCAGTTTAGGAATTGCAATAGTATTAGGAATCATTAAATTATTTACGTTATGAAATACAAATTAACTTACAAGATAGGACTTGCAGTAGTTCAGGAATGGATCTTTACTTCTAAAAGTTTAGCCTATTGGAAGCGACTTGATTTAATTGAAACAGGACGTTTTAACGATGGGCATTTTGAAATCAAAGAATTTAAATTTTAAAAGATGAAAAACGATTTAATCGAACGAGTAACGTACCTGATTGAAAGAGATGAACTCAATAAAAGAAATAGACGTAAGCATAATATCTACAAGAAGTGCTTCCTGATGGCACAACTCAGAAAAGAAGAATTAACCTTTAATGAAATCGGATCATACTTTAATCAGCATCACGCTTCAGTTATTCACAATATCCAAACGCATAAAAATCTAATGAAGTACAATAAAGACGAATATTTGGACGTTGTTAGGGAATACCAAGTCTTTCTAGTTGATTCCAAGTATATCCTGCAACCTAGAAATATCATAGACGATGTAAACAACTGCACAAGTCTTTATAAGTTGTTACGTGTTAAAAGATGGATTGCAGAAGGACGATATAAAAATTTACAAGACGATGCAACTTTAATTGAATAAGATTCGTTATATTTGTAACGCGTGAGCAGACGCATAGAAAACATTATTCAAAACCTCTTTAGTTAGTAGGACTGCTCTCCGAACCCCAAAGGGGTTTTTTTATTTAAGAGCAGTTAAATGGCAACAGAAAAAAATTCATTTCTTCTTTACTGTGATATTATTCACACGGTTGAGAAACTAAAAGATGTAGATGCAGGAGCATTACTTAAACACATCTTACGTTACGTAAACGACCAACAACCTGTAACAGACAATCCAATTGTAGAAATTGCATTTGAACCAATCAGGCAAAGTTTAAAGCGTGATTTACTTAAGTACGAAAATATCCGAACGCGTAATAGTGAGAACGCAAAGAAGCGATGGAATGCGACCGCATCCGACCGTATACCTAATTTACCTAATCATACCAAAAATGCCGATAGTGATAGTGTAAGTGATAGTGTAAGTGTAATATATAATATAGACTATCAAGCGTTGCTTGACTTTGTGAATAAAACTTTTGGTAGAAACTTTAAAGTAATTGGTGATAAGGTACAACGTTCATACAAAGCACGACTGAAAGACGGATATAAAAAGGAAGACATCATAAACGCTATTAAGAACTGCAAAGAGAATCCATACCACAAAGAAAATAACTACCAATACTGCACACCTGAATTCTTTAGCAGAGCTGAAACTTTAGATAAATACGCAGATAGAACGATAGTTACAGAAAGTGATAGTATATTAGCAATCCTAAACAAATAAGCTATGTTACTTAAACAAGGAGATTCACTACAATACCTACTTGATGTCAAGGATGGTAAAATTAAACAAGGATTAGGATTAGACTGTTTCCTAGATGAACATTTAAGATTCAAACCTAAGCAACTAAACATCATTTTAGGTCACGATAACGTAGGAAAGACGTATTGGATTAATTGGTACTTTCTTACACTAGCACTTAAGCACAATTTAACATTCTGCATTTGGTCAGGAGAGAATCAGAAAGGACAAATCCTGCGTGATATGATTCAGATGTACAGAGGAAAGCCATTTAAAGAACTTAGCCATTCACAAATAAGCGGAGATCTTGCATTTTTAGAACAGTCATTTATGTTCATTGATAATGCACAACTTTACAAACCTGCTGACATCTTAAAGCTATTTACAGAAAGTGGAGCAGATGTAGGATTGATAGACCCGTTTACAGGACTTGATAGAGAAATGAGCTTTGCAGGAAATTACGAATTTATGAATCAAGCAAGACAATTTGTAAACCAAACAGGAATGACAATCTACATAAACACGCATCCAAACACGGAGAGTGGACGAAGCAGTAATCTTTACGCAGAAGGAGAACTAAAAGGACACCTTAAAGCACCATTAAAAGACCATATAGAAGGCGGTAAAGCATTCTTAAACAGGTGCGATGATATGATAGTGATCCACAGACTAATAAAACACGAAACATTAAAGTACAAAACGTGGGTACAGATAGAGAAAGTTAAGGATATGGAAACTGGAGGTAAACATACAGGAATGGATCAGCCTGTGATTTGTGACTTTAACAAAGGAATCGGATTTGAAATAAACGGAATAGATCCTTTAAAACCTTTCAGAATAACAGAACCATTCCAAGCAAAAATTACGATGGTAGAACAAAAGTTAAACGCATTAAACAATAAACAATGGACATAGGATTAAAATTACTTTACATAAAAGGACTTATTCAAAAGAACATTTGGAAAGTAAAGCTAACGAGAGAAGAACTACAGGAGAAACGACCTGAAGCTGCAACTTACATAAATGGAGCAAAACAAACTGAGAACGATTTAAAACAGGTGCAGTTAGCAATAATAGAACTAGAAACTGAACTACGCTTACACGGACGAGAAATCAACCGTTGTCTGCATATAAACGGAGAACTAAAGAAAAGAATTGAAGAATTAGAACACGAATTAAAATTTAAAGATATTGAGCTATGATTGAAATATGGAAAGACATACCTGATTACGAAGGACTTTATCAAGTTAGTAATATAGGAAGAGTAAGAAGATATGTAAAATCAAAAAAATTATATAAGTTGAATATTTTAACTATTGATAATAGAGGATATTATCATAAAGGATTATGTAAAAATGGTAGTAAAAAAATATTCAGTGTTCATCAATTGGTAGCAAAAGCATTTTTAAATCATAAACCAAATGGAATGAATTTGGTAATTGACCACATTAATGATAATAAATTAGATAACAGAGTTGAAAATTTACAAATTGTAACACAAAGATTTAATGCTCGTAAAACACAAGGAAATTACTCTAGTAACTATAAAGGGGTTTATTGGAATAAAAATCAAAAAAAATGGCACAGTCAAATAAGAATTAATGGGGAAAAAAAATATTTAGGACGTTTTGAAAATGAATATGATGCACATTTAGCTTACGAAAAAGCATTAAAAGAATTAGTTAACCAATAATAAAACGAAAAATGAGAAAAGAACACAAACTAGTTGCACTATGTGCAGTATTGCCTGTTTTGGCAGATTGGATTGAAGATTTAAACGACCAAACTGTGTTTAAACGAGATTTGAAACGCAAAGCAAATATGCTCATGCAAGAAATTAGGAGAGTAGACAACCAAGTTTTACAGGTATACGGAGAGAACAGAGAACAAATATATGAGCAGCAGGTAGAACTTCAGATTAGATTTCGTCAATTTGTAGAATCAATAATTGTAGACTAATGCCACGATGTAAAAAATGCAAGGATAAGTTTGAACCTATCCGATTCAATCACAAATACTGCTTAAAAGACGAATGTATTAAAGCTTTTGTTGAAGAAGTAAAAACAAAGCAATGGAAAGAAACGAAAACACGGATGAAACAAGACCTTAAAACTACTCAAGATTGGCTTAAAGAAGCTCAGACAATATTCAACAAGTACATCAGATTCCGCGACATGGGTTTATGGTGCATCAGCTGCAATACAATACCAAAGAAGCGAAACTGCGGACACTTCTATTCACAAGGCGGTCACTCAAATGTTAGATTCGACGAAGAAAATTGTCACTTACAATGCGAACATTGCAATACGTATCTATCAGGAAACCTACTCAACTATCGCATTGGATTGGAAAAACGAATAGGATCAAAGAAATTAGCCGAATTAGAACAAAGAGCGCACTTAGAAAAACGATGGACAGTCGAAGAAATCAAAGAAATCATCAAAATATACAAAGTAAAACTTCAACAATTAATTTAATTATTATGAGATTTGAAAACAAAAAAGATTTAGAAAGAGAATTAGGTTGCATTGAGTTTTTCTGTAATACATTCGGACTTACTTATTCTAAACTAGGAGAAAACGATATTGATTTTTGTCTATATAAAAACGATCAGATAATTTCATTTGCAGAAGTCAAAGGAAGAAATAGAAACATCAATGATGCTTACCCACTTCCAATAGCTTGTCGTAAATTAGTTAAGTTGTCAGATAAAAAAATCAATCCTGTAATTATTTGGGATTGTTTCGATGGTATTATCTACGGACAGACAAAATAAATCAAAGGTAAAATTAGAACAGGTGGAAGAAATCCAAGACAACATAGCTTTAATGATATTGAGTTAATGGCATATTTTGACAAGCAAGATAAATTAAAAGAAAAATATTTTTAAAAAACGCTTGTTTATATAAAAATAGTATTTATATTTGTATATAATTAAAAACGAAACAAAATGAAGGTATCAGTAAAAAACAAAGCACTAATTAATCAATTAATTAAAGGTATTCCTAAAAGGGTTTATGAATACTATGATAATAAACCTTATGAATTACTTGTTTATTCAAATGAAGATGAGTTTGAAGTTGCACAATACGTTTCTTTCAAAAATACTACAGAATTAGATAAAGTAATCGATAAAATAATTGAAAAATATAAAAATAAATTAAATAACATAGATTTCAAATGGTCGGAGAGTAACGGTGCTTTTGAACAATTTACGATTTACAAATCATAATTAAAACAAGGGGTGCGACTTGGTTAACGCACATATTTAAACAAATCACTATGAAACATTTATTTAAGTCGTTGGCTCAGTTCCAACAAGAAGTGCCGGTAATACACAAAGCTACTCAGGGATATGGCTATTCTTATTCGGATTTACCGAAAATCTTTAGTGTAATCAATCCATTGCTAAAAAAACACGGATTAGGATTCACACAGTTAATCAACGAAGGAGATGTCTTAACAATTCTTTTTCACGTAGAATCAGGAGAACAAATCCAAAGCTCCACAAACATTCCTCAGAACGTACAACTCAAAGGAATGAACGACTTCCAAGTTCTAGGTTCTGCAATCACTTACATCAGACGCTATGCGATTAGTGCAATGCTCGGATTAGTAACCGACAAAGATACTGATGCCGGAGGAGAGCAAATAAAAAACGAACCAAAGAAACAAACCTTAGACGCTAAGAGATTCCAAGACGCAGTCAAAGCAGTAACGGAAGGAAAGATAACACGTGAGTCTTTAG